TTTCTGGAGCAAATTCTTCTATAAATAACGAATTAGTTATTACAAAGGCTTCTAGTTCAAAAACACCACAATATCCATTTAAATTAGAATTATCAGGAAGTAATCATTTAGTTTTTTCTGCAGCTGGTTCTGACGAATTTAAAACTACAATAACTTCGTCGACTGCAGTATCAGAATGGACCCATGTTGTTTGTCAAAAAACTGGTAGTAAATTAGAAATGTATTTAGATGGAATATTACATTCATCAGTATCTTCTAATTTACTACAAGACAATTTATCTCCATTTACTGCTTCAGCAAGAATAGACAATCAATGGCCAATGTATATCGGAGGATTTACTGATTCTGATTATTTACATGGAAAATTAGATGAAATTCGTATATTTAATAAAGCTATTAATAGTACACAAGTTGGATATTTAGGTGATCGATTAGAAAACGGCACATTATTACAAACTAATCATATTGGAAATGTGTTTACAAAACATGGAATAGCAGTTGTATCAACTCCAGATTATAGATATGATGACCTTATACAACGAGTTCCATATACAGCTAGTTATAGAAGCACAAAAACTATACATGAATTAAATGTTCTTACTAGAATAGACGCTGGTGATTTTAATATGTCATCAAATTTAACATTAACTAAGGATAATGATGAAACATATAAAGACTTTGCAACAGGAAGTATATTTTCACCATATATAACAACTATAGGTTTGTATAATGATGCAGGGCAATTATTAGCAATAGGTAAACCAGCACAGCCAATTAAAAAACGATCTGATGTAGATATAAATTTTATAGTTCAATTGGATTTAGATAAAAATATAACATATAATGCTAAATGATACGATTAAAACAAATATTAACTGAATTATCAGAAGATGAGACAACTAGATTAATAGATAAAATTAATCAAAAACAGTTTAAATTTTTTGATAAAGGAGACAATGGCCGTATTTATAGTATAGACGAGGAAGATGTTCTTTTTAAAATAACTACAGAAACTGAAGAATATAAAGTAGCAGATATAATTGTAGGAAGGAAAGATTTATATACAACTTTTATTCCAGTTCATTATGTTAACGGAAAAAATATGTATATAATGTCTCGTGCAGAACCTATATCTACAAATGAAATCAATGAAATAAATAATTTCTTAAATGGATTTAAACAATATGCTCGAGAAGAAGGCGGAGAAGTTTCTGTATTTGATTATTTAGATGCAGATGGAGGTAGAGATAACAATGAACAATTAGTTAATTTCTTAAGGGCATTACAACAAGACGTTAAACGAATTGGATTACCTGATTTAGATTTAGATTTAGATTTTAAAGCAGATAATGTAATGAGATGGAATGGTAATTTAGTAATGATTGATTGGTAACTATATTTATATAAAAAAGTGTATAAAAAATGAATAATTTATTACATAACATAATACGTGAAGAAATAGATAATTTAACTAAAATTAATATTAGTGCAATTGATCGTACTAAAATATTAAAACGTATAATACGAGAAGAATTATTAAAAGAAAAATCGGGAGTTGCAGGATGGAGGTGGTCAATATATGGAACAGATACATTAAGACAAGGCTTCGTTAATAGAAAAGCAGAAAGAAATGGAGCTGTACTTGGATTTCCATTAATTGGAAGAGCTCAAAGAGGTTCCAAAGGCGCGCCAGCAGAAATGTTGCGCCGGGATGCTATAGGATGGCTAACTCAAAATAAAGAACTAGGACCTACTGGTAAGTATAATAAAAAAACATATATGTATGTATTAAGTAATCCTATTAAATTAACTAAAAGAGCAGTAAAATTTCACGTTTGGATATTTGATAAAAACATATTTAACAGTGTGTGGAACAAAATAAAACCTATTATACAAGATAAACAATCAGATGTATATTTTAGAAACCAAAAATTTGTAACAGATTTAGACAATGTAACTATACATACTCCGGAACAAGCAGAAGGATGGAAACGTCAATTAATTGCATTAACTAAAGAATTTGAAGAATATTTCGAAAGAGATCAAGATCTTAAAGATGATTTATTTCATTTAGGAAACACAAAACCTAAAAAAATTAGAGGGGATGTAAGTTTAAAAGCAACAAAACCATTTGTAATAACTGTAGATGATAAAGGCTTTGATGTTAATACTGATTCTAAATTAGAATCACCATGGATGGTAAATGGAGAAGTTTTAGTTAAATATTCTCCAGACGGAATGAATTTGCAAATATTTCCAATAAAAGGAAAAGGTGGGGTTAGATCAATAGAAGACGAAGACGAAGATATAACAGGTGAGTGGACAGGAACGTTTACAGGAGACTATGATAAAACAACTCACACGCCAACTGTTGGTGTAGTTGATGTACATATAGATAGATCTCGAGATCCATGGTTTGCTCAGTTCACCGGAGAAATAATTGGAACAAGAAAAGGTCCATGGGAAAGACCTCGTTTTACCTTTGAGTGGATAAAAGGTCATGTAGAATATTATGATACGGATTTTGAACCTCATCGTTATGGAGTGTTTACTGGTACATTTGACAAAAAGGGGTATAGACCAAACACCGGAAAAGCTCAAGGAGTAAAAGTTACATATTTTGAAGGTAATGAAGCGCCAAGTAATTATTTATATGTAGGAGACGTGCAAAACAGAAAACCTGTTGGAGAAGGCGAATGGCACAACAAAGAAGTAAATAATTTAATATTTAAAGGAAAAGGTCCTTGGAAAAGCAGAGAAGGAATTGAATATTATCCTGAAGATAAAGACGGAATTTATGAACAAGGAGTCTGGAAAAACGATAAACAATTTAACGTGATACAATACAATGCATATGATCAAAAAAGGGGTGAATATAAAGATGGTGGTGAGTTTGAAGGTGTTACGGTATCGTCAATGACATTAGATAAAGATGCAAAAAGTCCATCAGTAGAAAAAATTAAAAAAGCTTTGTTGAGAATGGAAGAAACAGAATCAATTCCAGCAGATGACGCTTTATTAAATAGATTTAAAGAAAGTGTAGCTAATAAGCCAGATACTGTTGATAAAATAACCCTAAACTTTGTTAAAGGAATAAAATACTCATGGAAAAAAAGAATTGCTTATGATGAAGATATAGAGGCAACACAAGGACAAATCACAAAGAAATTTACAGACACATTGTGGAAAGTAGTAAACTTGCCAGCTGAAGCAAATGAAAGCACACAACGTTATTCAAATGTTAAAGACATTATTTTGCAAGAATATAAAAAAATAATGAGAGAACAGTGGAGTGAAAAATCTTCTAAAGCAGTAGACACTGGAGTTAGAAATAAACCAGAGGAAGAAGGTGGAGAAAATGAAGAAGAGGAAGAAGTTGAAGGTGGAGGTGAAGGTGAAGGGGAAAAACTAAATATTAAAAAATAGATGATACGTTTAAAACATATATTAATAGAACAATGGGGTGAAAAATCATCTGGAGCTGAAGATACTGGAATTAGAAAATCTCCGGAGCCTCTTCCTGCAGAAACTGATACTGATTTAGATGTTGATAAACAAGAAAAAAATAAATATTCAGTTAAAAATATACAGCCTCAACAAATTGACTATATAAAACAAAAATGCGAACCAGCTTTTTTTGAAATTACAATACCTCCGTTATATACAGATACATATTTAAAATATGGATATGTTGTAAAAATTACTGGAGGGGGTGGTATATTAAAAAACTATAATAACAAATATTTTAAGATACGCGAGATAAAAATTACTGGAAAAACAAAACAAGATAAAAAAGTTGTGGGAGTTTATATCGATTTATCAGGATTTTGCCTGGATCCAGATGTAAAAATTCCAGAATCTGATTATGCAAATTTAATGATACAAACATTTGATAGTGATGGACAACAATCTGTACTTAGCAAAATAGAAACAGGAGATATTGATAAGTTAACAACACAAGAACGTACATATGCAATACAAATAGCTCAAAGTATTCAAGAATGGATAACAGATAATCCGCAAAAATATTTTGCAAAATTCAGTAATTGGAGCGGTGATAATGAACTAGGAGCAGCTAATAAATTTAAAGATGCTATTTGGAAAACATATCAAAAAGAGTTCTTGCAATTAGAAAATTCTCCTTTAAAATTTAGCAGAGATAATTATAAAATATTATGGAAGGTTTATGGGACAGCTGTAAATAATATAAAAAATGATGTATTTCAACTTGATAAATCTAGAATCTATAGGTTTCAAATATATACTAGTCCTGGATTAAAATCAAATAAATATTACTATTATAATTGGAATTATCTTAAAGGATAAATAAAAATAAAAGTTACAATAAAATGAAAAAAAATCACTGGCATACTGCTGGTAGCAAACAACGCCAAGCAGCATATAAATACGGTTACCGTTCTGGTTTAGAACTTTTAGTAGCTGAACAAATCAAAGAAACATCTTATGAACTTCGTTATGAGACTGATGTAATTAAATATATAGTTCCTCAACGAGATGCAAAATATACACCAGACTTTGTGTTTACTAAACGTAATGGATCTATGATGTATATAGAAACAAAAGGTAGATGGACTGCAATAGATCGTAAAAAAATGAAACATGTATTACAAAGTAATCCAGGAGTTGATATTAGAATGGTATTTCAAAATCCAAATCAAAGAATTTCAAAAGCTAGTAAAACTACATATGAAGCTTATGCAAATAAACTAGGAATAACATATGTTAGCAAAAAAACTATACCAGAAGAATGGTTAGCCGAATGTGTTCAACAAGGAGAAAAAATAAATAATCCGAAACAATTTTTTGAATAAGGTTTGATTTGTGAAAAATAAATATTATATTCAAAATAAATGTATTATTTATAATGATTAATTCAGTATTGAATTGATCGTTAGACCAGTTATGTGTCTAACCATTATTATTTATTATATTATTGTCTTGGGTTAGTTACAGTTTTTTCTTATTATATTATTGTGGAGAATTTAAAATTATTACACCTCCTAGAATCTGTGTTAGGTAAAGGAAAGCCAACGTCTGGCCATAATATCGCATTCTTTTCGCCATTTGTATCACATTATAAGCCAAAATTAGAAATTAATATAAATACTGATAATAATGGACAAAATCCATGGCATTGTTGGATATCTGATAAAAAAGGCAGAAGTATATTATCATTATTTAAACAATTAAAATTACCAAAACAGAAATTTGAACAATTAAAAAAAATTATAGATACAAACAAGTATCGAACTTATAAAACTGAAGAAACTGTAGATGAAATTATTCAATTACCTGCAGAATATAATCCATTATGGAATAAAAAGAATACACCAGATTATCGAAATGCCATGCATTATTTAAATAGAAGGGGCGTTTCTATATTAGATATATTAAAATATAGAATTGGTTATTGTGAATCTGGAGAATATACAGGTAAAATAGTAATACCAAGTTATGATTGCACCGGACAATTAAATTATTTTGTATCTAGAGCATTTTATAAAGCAGATAAATACAAACACAAAAATCCTAAAATATCTAAAGACATTATTGGTTTTGATTTAATGATAAATTGGTCTCAACCTATTATATTATGTGAAGGTGCGTTTGACGCAATTGCAATAAAAAGAAATGCAATACCATTATTTGGTAAAACTATACATTCAGCTTTACAAA